GCTTCCCGATGAATGTGGTGGGGAAGGAGTTGCTTGTATCGAAGGCGACTCGCCACAAGGAGCGCGAAGAGTTCTCCGCGAAGCTCTTCAGTGGTCAGATCCAGATGCGGGACTACGACCTGGCGCTTCCGCTGCGGGAGTATCAAAAGACCGCCGTCACCCTGGTGCTTGGCAACGGCGGGTTGCTGCTTGCCGATGACCTTGGTCTTGGCAAGACCAGCGTCGGGATTGCGATGCTGACGGACCAACGGGCAAGGCCTGGGCTGGTGGTCACGCAGACGCACCTGACGCGGCAGTGGACGAGGGAGTTCGGCCGCTTCGCTCCTGGCCTTCGGGTCCATGTGCTGCGCACCGGGAAGCCGTACGACGTCACCAAGGGGCCAAGCGGTAAGCCTTGCAGGCATCGGTGGGTTGCGGATGACAGCGCAGCGGGGCAAGCGCGCTGCCGAACTTGCGACGCATCCAGGGATGACGCGTACCACGGGCGCACCAGCTTGATGCCCGACGTCATCATCACCAGCTACTCGAAGCTGAGCGGTTGGGCGGAGACGCTAGCTGGAACGGTCAATGGTGTTGTCTATGACGAGGCGCAGGAGCTTCGGTCTGGGAACAACAAGGACACCCCTGCGAAGTATCTCGCGGCGCAGAGCATCTCGAATCGTGCGTCGTTCCGCCTCGGACTCACCGGTACGCCCATCTACAACTACGGCGGCGAAATCTACAGCGTCCTCGACTGCATCAACCCGAAGGCCCTGGGCGAGTGGCCCGAGTTCAGGGACGAGTGGTGTGGTGGTGCTTATGGGGAAGATGCATCCAAGGTTGGACTGAAGGACCCGCGAGCCTTCGGTACCTACGCGCGCTCCTCAGGGATGATGCTGCGTCGTACGCGGGCAGACGTTGGCCGAGAGTTGCCAGCCGTATCGAAGGTCTCTCACATCGTCGATGCGGATGAAGACAAGCTGAACGAGGTCAGTGACAAGTGCGCGGAGCTGGCCAAAGCGATCCTGCGACAGGGAGAGAAGACCCGCGGCGCGAAGATGCTGGCAAGCGAGGAACTGTCCAACGCCCTGCGACAAGCGACAGGCATTGCGAAGGCGCCAGAGGTGGCGGCGTTCGTGAAGATGCTGCTTGAAGGCGGAGAGAAGAAGGTCGTCGTCTGGGCCTGGCATCGCGCGGTCTACGACATCCTTCTTGAAGCACTGAAGGACTACAACCCGCAGATGTATACTGGCAGCGAGACACCGCTACAGAAGGACCGGGCGCGAGCGAACTTCGTCAACGGCGGATCGCGGGTCCTGATCATGTCGCTGCGAAGCGGTGCAGGTCTTGATGGGTTGCAGGAGGTTTGCCGGACCGGAGTGTTCGCCGAACTTGACTGGAGTCCCGGTGCGATGGAGCAGTGTGGCGGGCGCATTCACCGCGACGGTCAGGGGGACCCGGTGGTCCTGTACCACCTGATCGCGGAGAGCGGATCAGACCCCATCGTCGCTGACGTTCTCGGGCTCAAGACCAACCAGGTTGAAGCGCTGAAGAACCCGGAAGGGGATGGCGACTTGGAGCGCCTGCAAGTGGACGAAGGGAGGATCAAGAAGTTGGCTGAGTACTACCTGGCCAGCAAGGGGGTGAATGTGGAGCAGGTGAAGGCGGAAGTTGTTGAGTTGGAAGAGGAGGTGGCGTGATGAGTGGAGTGGTACCGACACTGGACGAGCTTGATGCGGCGTACGCGGCGCAGCGCGTCCACAAGCACTCAATGCTTTGGGCGCAGTTTGCAGCCTCGTACTTGCCAACGAGTGGCATCCCGGAGAAAGCAGCCCTACGGGCCGCAGAAGCAGCGGACGCGATGCTCGAAGAGTGGATCAAGCGCTGGGACACCCCGGCGGGAGTTGATCAATGACCTCCCGCCGCAACTACCTGTTCATGGGCGAGGTCGAGGAGACGCTTGAGCGCGCCCGCATCTACGAGAGCAGCGGCGTCGCGTCGGAGAGCGCGGAGCCGTACCGGCCGACCGCTTGCTCCTGCGCGCCGGGGTTCAGGGGGTACTGCTTTTTTCGGAGTGACGTTTGCGAACTGGAGGTGGGTTGATGAGCACTGATGAGACCGATGAGACGAAGGGCCTGAGGCTGGAGCAAGCGGTCGCGCTTGCGAATCTGTACAGGGACGAAATGGCTACAACGATGGAACATCGCAACGCCTGGCATGTGGCCGCGGTGGACGCGATGAACAGCGTCGGACGCATCGCCAAGGAACGCGACGCACTGAAGTCCGAGGTGGAAGACCTTCGGGAGCAGATGAAGCGCGTCCGTGAAGATGCGATGCATGAGGCTGCGCAGAGGATGGCGCCTACGAGCGTTGAGCTGCTGAACCGCAATGTCCTGCCAGCCTTGCAGGCAACCGTGGACGAGTGCAGGGAGATCCTTGGTCTTGGTGACTTTGACAGTCTCACGGATGCCGTCCGCAAGTTGGAGTGCCAGCGCGACGACGTCATCGATGCTTGCTGGAATGCGGTCGGCACCACCGGAAAGGGGAGAACCCTCCCCGCGGCAGTCTTCGAGATGGCCGAAGAGAACAAGCGGCTGAAGGCTGCCAACCACGAGTTGCTCTGCGCGCTCGCAGGGCGCGATGTGAAGGACGGTGAAGGCGTTGCCTACGAGGTCCCGGAGATGGTTCCGCGGGCGAAGTACGACGATGCGGTGAAGCAGTTGGGGGAGGCTAATGCGGCACTGATAGCGGAGATGCAGAAGACGGCTGCACGTGCGCAGGCGGACGCGCGCGAAGCGAGAGCGTGGGATGAGGCAGAAGGGGTCGCTCCATGAACGCCACGAACTTCTTGAGCGGACTGGTCATCACCAGAACGATACCAGGGGCCCGCTTCGACTGGTGCGCGGTCATCTGGGTGGGCCACTGGGAGCCAAACCAGATCACCGCGATGGTTGTCCGGGTCGAGAACACGGCGGACGACCAATGAACGACGAGCCCGGGCTCACGTCCCACCGAAACATCACCGCACTGGTGGCGACGTACGAACTGACCAAGCAGCGCATCATTGACGCCGTTGCTTTGCTGGCCGCTGCGGAGAAGGACTGGGACGGCGCGTTCGCGCTCGGCAACGGCATAGGGCACCTACGCATCCGTCTCAACGGGCGGCACTCCCATCACTATGTGGACACGAGCCCAGAGTCGATACATGAGGCGCTAACGCTGCTGAAGCGCGACACATGGTCCGCACTGGTGGACCGGCTAGAGCTTCGCCGGCTGATGAGCATTGAACGGTGGAAGCAACTCCAGAAGGAACTGGAGTCCGGCGACCTGCCGGAGATCACCGTCGAGACGGTCTTGGCTTGGGGCAAGCAACAGATTGCGGCACTGCCTACGATGTTGCAGGAAGCGGTGAACGAGGTGTTCGAGTGGCTGCGCCCGCGGAACACGCGGTATGCGCGCAACTCAGAATTTGAAGTACCTCGCCGCATCGCACTGACTGGCATTGCGCGACTCTGGTTTAGTGATCGCTTTTCGGTAGATGAGCATTACAGGCAACACCTGATTGCGCTAGAATCGGTCTTCAACGCACTTGATGGTCGCGGGCAGATTGCCAAGCATCACAAGTCGCTTCTCCAGGTGGCGATTGAGGAGCGGACGTTGAAGGACAAGCGCGGGGAGACGGACTTGTTCGAGTTCACCGTTCACAAGAACAGCAGCCTTCACCTGACATTCAAGAGGGTGGACTTGCTGGAGAGGTTCAACCGGATGGCTGGTGGGAAGCGGTTGCGCGGAACGGAGGCGGCGTGAGCCGCGTTCCTCAAACAATGGGTGGGAGGTTCACATGGGTGACGAGAGCGAATTGACATACGTGAAGTACGCGCGCATCAACGGCGTCAACGGAGAGGAGTGCAAGCCTGGCCAATACAAGGTCATTGACGCAAAGGACGTCGAGGCGTGGACCACCCAAGGGTGGGCGCTGGTGCACCCATACCAAGACCATGAGGTAATGACCGCACACGAGAGCCAGGCGGTCATGGGAGTTGGCGGATACCCGACGACCTTGGCAACAACGAAGAGCCATCTGGGGCTCGTGACTCGCTATCTCATTCGCAAGGCGCCAGACGCGGTGCAGGAGGAACTTCGGGACCGAATCCGGAAGTTGCAGAACGAAGCCGGTTTAGTCGTAGAGCTGCGAAGGCAACTCGCCAACGTGGAAGCCGTGCACAACGAGACCCAGAAGCGGCTGGAGTCTTCCCAACAGGAAGTCGAGTCTATTCGCAAGGACCGCGAAGCGTTCCGCGCGTCGGCACGCAAGCTTGAGACTGACCTCGGCAAGCTCCGCGAGGCGATTGGGGCGATGAAGTTCAACGAGATCGTTGGGGTGAAGTCGTGAGCATCACCGAAGAGCAACTGACCGCATGGGCCGGCCTGGCGGAGAAGGCGACGGAAGGGCCGTGGATTGAGGACGACTGCAACGTGTTCTCGGAACCCAGTCTCCGCGCGTCCCAGCAAGCGCGCCTGAACGGCGACGAACCAGTTCACGACGGGCTCATCCTGCACATCGACCAGATGCAGGAGCTTTCCGACGAAGACGCATCGTTCATCGCTGCCGCTCGGACTGCGGTGCCTGCGCTGATTGCGGAGGTGCGGGAACTACAAGGGTCAGTCAAGGCCTTCGAGGAGTGCGAGGCCGCAGACGAGGCGGTTGACGCTGCCGCTGACGCGCTGGTGCGTAGCGAGAACGACGCCATCATCCGAGAGTTGCTTGGCCCATGCTGGAACCACCTATGGGGATGGGAGTTGGAGCGCATCGGTTCGGTCGTAGACATCATCCGAAAGCGACTGGAGAAGGCGGAGCAAGAGAAGGACGACCAATTGCACCGCGCCGAAGGCTACCTGGAGCAACTCCAGAATTCTGTCTTGTGGCCGTACGACGACTGCCCATTCGATGCTGCCGCAGTGCGGGAGTTGCTGGCGGAGAACAATCGTCTACGTGGGCGCGTCGAAGAGTTGGAGGCGGAAGGCCTCGTCCAAGTCTGCCCAGGCTGCCACGCCGTGGCGCCGGAGCGCTGTCTGCCTGGGTGCATCGACGCGGAGATCGCGGCCGAACGTCGGGAAGACGAAGACCTTGGGCCGGTGAGTGAGCGATGAACAGGCGACGAATCCTCCCGGAAGCGGCCTACGACTTCTGGGCTGAAGATGGGTACGACGGCGAGAAAGGCCCAGTTCGTGACTCGCTCGCCCATGCGAGGAGCGATGCGAAGGTCTGGCGCGCGGACTCCGTCAAATGGAAACGCTGCCGCATCAAAGTCTGGTGGCGTGTCAACGAGCGGAAGGTGCTGGCGCTTTTGAACCACACGGACCGAGCCTTATGCCCATCCGCAAATCCCAACGCCACCTGTACCCGAAGGACTGGCCGGCAATCCGCGAGCGCATCCTTCTCCGCGCTGGCAATGCCTGCGAGCAATGCCGCGTTCCCAACCACGCCATCATCTGTCGAGGCGAGGGAAGCGACGCAGGCACGTACATGATGGAAGACGGTGAGGTTCGCGACGAAGAGACCGGCGAATACCAGTACTACGCGCGAGGGTCAGAGTACGAGGGGAGGGTCATCGCCGTCGTTCTGACGTGTGCCCACTTCGACCATGACCCCACCAACAACCATGATGGCAACCTGCGGGCTTGGTGCCAGTTGCACCACCTGAGGCACGACAAGGAACAACACGCACGCAACGCCGCTGCAACGCGAGCGCGAAAACGAGACGAAGAGACGGGGCAACAGACGATGTTTGGAGACGACCAATGACAGACAAGAATGATGACCAGGACATGCCTCCGCAGGTGGACAACATTCTAGATGCCCAACCCATCCCCGGGGTCCACATCACAACGATCATGGCCGGCCAGGCCATGAACGGGTCGACCTTCACCACTGGAGGATCAGCCAAGGCGACACCCGACATGGTGAACCACCCGCCGCACTACGCGACGCATCCAAGCGGGGTTGAGGCAATCGAGATCCGCGAGGGGATGCGATGCCCTCTCGCGGATGCCTTCAAGTACCTCTTTCGGCGCGATGGCAAGGGGGCGCCGGTGGATGACTTGAGGAAGGCGGTTTGGTACATGCGAAGAAACCTCGGTGCGAGGCGGGGAATTCCGAAGCCGTTCGACGATGTGACGAGCGATGCTTTTTGGGGCAACTGCGAGCCAAGGCCAGGCCCGAATAGGGCTCGGTTGAGCGAGACCATTCGCCTTACCAGGCTGGTACTGGACTTCGAGCGCAAGGGGGACATTGCGAGCGCGATGGGTCTTGTTGTCCGCGCGCACGTGTTCGACTCGCTAGGGAGACGGTACGAGTCGGACGATGACTTGGAGTGCGCCATCATCCTGGTTGAGCGAGAGATTGCAGAGCGGACCAAGGGGGCCGCATGATTGTCAGTTTGAACCGAGAGAGTTGGATGCGGTCGATTCAACAACTTTACGGGTCGTCACCGAACCATGAGCGCAAAGGCGGTTGCACCATGACAGAGCGAGAAGAGATCATGAAGGAGTTCGGGATGCACGAACTCAACGATGACCAACTGATCCGGTGTCTTGCCAACCAACTACGCAAGGCAATCGGCGAGTTGAAGGACCTCGACCGCGCACTGTCAGAAGTGGAGAAGGTGGAGCAGGAACTTGATAACGCCAAGTTCCGCCGAAACAGCAGCATCTACCATGCTCGGAAGCTCGCAAAGGAGTACGCGTAGTGGGCAAGCTCCACATGATGAAGGTGCCAGAGGATGTCTACAGGGCTTGCCGCAAGTACCGGGCGACAACGACAGAGGAGC